CACCATAAGAGTTCGACGCGCCGTAGCCGTTGGCGGTGCCGAAGTCGGTGACAACGCAGGCGCCGGTAGCGGACCTCACACCGCGAAGCCACCAGGAGGCACGAATGTTGATGAACTGGGGCGACAGCCGGAAAAGCGAGAGCTGGCGCTTGTTGATGCCAGTTTCAAATCCGGGCATACTGGCCCATACGTTGCAGCCGTAAACCTCGACCTCATTCATCAGCTCTACGCGAGCGTCTGTCCACGCCCAGCCCGTAGCCGCGCCATTGGAGTAGGTCGTCGGGTAAATGGCGCGATAGCTGAGGACGTGAGCACTGCCAAACGCGGCAATGACCTTTTCCTCTGCGCCAGCAGCAGACGCGGATGTGGCCTTGATGTTGGCCCGGATAGCAGAGCCGACGTAGCCGGTAGAAGTGTCGTTTGTCTCATTCCACTGAGTGGAGTACAGATCGCTGTCGGGCACGACGGCGATGTGATGACCCAGGTAGATGTTATCGCCACAGCGATAGTACGGGTCAAAGTCGGCAATGCGCCACGTTACTCCATTGATGGTCCAGTAGTCGCCGATGAACATGTCGTCGAAGGTGCCCGCCGTGATCTGCGCAGACTGGGCCGTGGTCAGGGACGTTCCAAGGTTCTTGCCTCGGAAGATGCTGTTATGGAAACCGGCGTTTGCGGCAGACGCCGCAGAGAAGTCCTTGCCCAGGCCGCCGTTGCCCAAGGGCAGAACACCCGTCACGCCGGGGCGGGGGCTGGCCTGCAAGACATTCGCAGCGCTGGAGCTGGCAAGGTTCGTCAGCAGGGAAGGGCTGGCCGTCAGGCCCGTACCGCCCTTGTCGGCACCCAGCGGAGAGTCGGAGGTCAAAAGGTCTTGCTTTTGCGCCATCAGCGCGTCCGTCTGTTCTTTTGTGTAGCCCTCGCCGGAACCGCCGCCGTTGGCCCATAGCAATGTATCAATCCAGCTCATGTCGCGCCTCCTATCCTATCCACGGCACCCATTCGCCGCCCGCGCTCAGCTGCCATTTGCTGCCGCCGCCGGCAATGAACGCCATGCTGCCCGGCGTGTAGTCCTTGCCGATGATATCCAGGTCGCCTGAATCCCGTATCATGATGGGTACGATTTGGGCGTTGCGAACCAGAACGCCGTCGCTGTCCACATAGTGTATCAACGCCCTGGGCTCCAGCGTGGGAGGATTTGCATTATTGTAGATGCTATTCACTTATTTCACCATCTTTCATATCGTCGAATCTCACGTCGCCCTCCGCATCCCGCCGCGCCAGAATCTCCGGCACCATATCCGGCGTAATCAAAGGACACAGTTCAAGGAACGTCTGGTCATCCAGATAGCTCGCCATCTGAACCAAATTCGTCACCTGCTCCGTCTGGTTGGCTATGCGGTTGCGCTTGAACTGCGGCATTGCTTCAATGCCCTGTAGGGCCAGAATGTGCTGGACAAACTCTATCACCTGATACTCAAAGTCATCTGCTTCTTCATCCATCGGCTGATATGCGGCATTGATTTGAGTAGCGGTAATCTGTCCGGCGGCTACATCCTCTGGGTTGAAAGCGCCGAAATCCCGGTAAATGCTCGACGCTATCCTGCTGAGGGCAGCTTCACGGGCATTGTATGGCACTTCTTGGGTATATGGCGTTATGCTGGAATTTTCTGTGTCGGCAACAACGACATGGTTCAACCGCATCCTATCCATGAACTGCTGGACATCCGGGTCATCCATACCCAGCGCATTGCCGATAATCCAGTACATTTCAGCGCAATCTTCGAGGTCATTGGCAAAGCCGCTCTGAATCAGGTCAAAAGCATCAATAGCCGCCCTCATTCCCACAAGGGCACTCTGATGATTGCGGTTGCCATACAGCGGCACAATAGGCAGAACGCCATAATTGGCTTCACCTATCACTTCATCCCCGCCAGCTTCCGTGTGCTGGATTGTCTGACGGTATGCTCGCTTTTCCTCCGCAACTTCCAGATTCAGGCCAATCGTGCCACGGGCTGACTTATACTTGGTGTAGCCGTCCTCCTCGTAAAGCACTGCATATGTGGGCTTGCGCCGCTTATCCAGACACCAAAACCGAATCCCGGCCCGGAGGCTTCCATCCTCCTCGTCCCACAGCGGCACAAACTCTGTCAGCGGGAAGCTGTGCAGCCTGTCCACATTCCAGAAGCCGAACGCCACGCCATGCTTTAGGCCGTTGTAGGCAATCTGGTAGAGGTCGGTGTCGAACTTGTCACCCAGCTCTTCCTTCACGCCGTCCTCGTCAAAGGTCAGGCCGTTGCCCAAGGAGTATGTACATCTCTGCGTCACCAGCCGCCGGAAGTAGTTTGAGGCAATGCGGTTGTTGCTTGCGGTATAGTCCACCTTGCGATTACCAGACAGGCTATAGAAGTATCGCGCCGCCTGATTGATTGTGGTATTACGCTGGGCATCGTATTCATCGGCTGTCACCGCAAGCCTGTATTCCGGGCTGTTGATATGCTTGCCGATACATTGCCCCACAAATGCCGTCAGCCGCCCTTCGGCTATTGCGGACTGTAAGTCCTGATATGTCAGTAGCATGGTTTACCCTCCGAATGGGGATTCGTACTTCGTACCTCTACGCCTATCGTAATACCTACAAACTACAGAAGCCGAATCCGGCGCGTCGTCGTGTTCCGCGTCCTCGGTATAGTCCATAATCTGTGCGAGGTAATCCCGGTCTGTTCCTTCAAGCCACACAATGTTTCCCCACCATTTTCTCAGGTAGGTGGAGATTTTCATGTACTTGTTTTCACCCTCGCTATAAGACCTTGCCTTGTAGCCCTTCCGCATGATTTCCTTTGCAAGGAAATTCTTGTCGGCGTTGCTTTCGCACATTATCGGGCCACATTTGAGCCGCTGGCAGTCGGCAATTATCTTGTCCAGAACCGTATCAACGTGGGTGTGCCACATTTGACCGTAAAGGTACAGTGTGTCGCCCACGCGCTTGCCACAAGTAAATGCGGTATAGTCCTCACCGCCATAAGCCGCGTCAATGTGGGCGATACCATCCCGCAGCAGGGTTTCATCGTCTGTGAACCTCGGCGGGGTCGTGAACAGCGCGTTTTCCTGCGCGATGTGGCGCAGCTCATAGTTGGCAGCGAACAGGGATGGAGACATATGCTGGCGAAGGTCGGCAATCTGCTCCTTCGTAAGCATCCCCGTGGAATAGCAGTCGTATGTCTCCGGCTCCGGCATCAGAGAGAAAGCGTCCTCCTTATGCCAGGGCGTTCCCGTGTTGATTATCCGGCCACCGGGGTTTTTGACGTTTTGGAGTTCCTGGTATACTGCCTTGGTGCGCTCTCGCTCTGCCCGGCTTGTCCTGTCTTTGAGGTTGACAATATCATCGGTGATGATGATGTCAGCGTGTTTGCCTGTCAAAGACCCTCCAATACCTATACCAAGGAGCTGGGACGCACCTCTTGGCGCGACATACGAGCTTGTGGTAAGCTCTGACCCGGTGGAACGTATGATTTCGAGCTTTTCCCCGGTCAGTGCCTTGTATATCGCCTGGAACACATCGGAGGCCATGATTCGCTGGATGTTCTTCACAACCTCCGCAACGTCGCTATCAGTCTTTCGTAGGAAGATGATGTTCCGCTCCCGCTCAAATATCATCAGCATGGCAATGGACACACACAAGCAGGTGGTTTTGAAGGAACCACGGTGCGCTTGCAGGGTCATGTCCTCCTGCCTTGTCACGATGTCTGTTATCCACTTCCCATGAAGGTCGTCCCGGAAATCCTCATACCCCAGCGCCCTCCCCAGAGCAGCCGGGTGTGTGAGCAGTTCGGTTGCCATTTCCTGATATGTCATTCGCCCTTCATCGCCTTATATGCCGCTTCCAATGCCGAGAAGTCAGCCGCCTGGACATCCACCTTTTCCACGGGCTTTTCGCCGATGGTGTCCCGGATTGCAATGAACGCCCGGACATCGCCATTAAGCGCAGCCTTGATAAGCGAAGTCCCCAAGGCCGTCTGTGTGTTCAGCACCTTTCCGTTCCTGTCGTGGATATCCTCGCGGAGCAAGGCTTCCAGCTCCTGACGCATGGTTTTCCGCTCTTTGCGCACCTGTGCAGAACGCTTTCCAGCTCTTCGTGCGCGTTCGCGCTGTTCCTCCCCCTGTTGGAAGCGTCGTCCTTCCGGCAATGGTTGACCATTCACAGGCGAGACGGGTCTGTTCCCGCTCATATCGTTTGCCTCCTAATGTGTTTTCAATCGCCGTTCAGCAATACGGCCTTTTCCCCAGTGAACTTCTCCCATCTGTTGATGATGGCGTCCACATACTTGGGGTCAAGCTCCATGCAATAGGCGCTTCTTCCATCCTGTTCACATGCCATGATTGTCGTGCCGCTGCCCGCGAAGCTGTCCAGCACAATGCCACCCTTCGGGCAGCTATTCTGTATCTGATATGCGAACAGCGCGATGGGCTTCATAGTCGGATGGATGTCGTTCTTCTTCGGTTTATCGAAGTCCAGAACAGTTGTTTGCTTTCGGTCGTTGTTCCAGTTGTGGGAAGCTCCCTCTTTCCAGCCATAGAGACATGGCTCGTGCTTCCATTGGTAATCCTGCCGTCCAAGAACCAGGCTGTTCTTGTTCCATATCAGGCATTGGCGCACTTGCCAGCCAATGTCGTGACAGGCTCCACGAAAGTTGTAGCCCTCGCTATCAGCGTGCCAGATATAGAAGGCCGCACCCGGCTTGATGACGCTGTCGGCGCACTGGAACGCATTACGAAGGAACTGCCGGAACTCCTTGTCCTCCATGTTGTCGTTTTGGATGGTCATTCCCGTGCCGCCCTCATAGGCCACATTGTACGGCGGGTCTGTGAGCAGAAGGTCAGCCTTTTCGCCATCCATAAGCTTGGCAATATCATCAGGCTGTGTACTGTCCCCGCACATCAGGCGGTGCCGCCCAAGCTGCCATATATCGCCATACTTGGAGACTGGCTCCTCCGGGAGTTCTTCTTCGTAGTCATCCTCGACCACTTCCTCCGGCTCCAAGTCCTCCCCAGGCAGTCCCCAGTCGAAATCAAAGCCCTCAAATTCCAAGTCTTGTGTGTCCTCTGCCAAAAGCCCGAAATCCCAGTCGCTTTCATTCGTCTTGTTGTCAGCAAGGCGTAGCTCGCGGATTTCCTCGTCTGTCAGGCCGCTGGCGATTGTCACAGGCACTTCTTTCAATTTGAGCTTCTTGGCAGCCATGAGCCTACAGTGCCCAATGACCACCACACCATTATCGTCAATGACGATGGGCTGCTGCCAGCCAAACCGCTTTATGGAGTTAGCGACATTGGCCACTTGCTTTTTGTCATGAACCTTGGCATTTTGAGCATAAGGGATTAGCTCTGCCGTGGGTTTCATTATGATGTTCATTATTCCTCCCGATTGAACCACTGGCGGTTTATCTCGCTGGCTATCTGCGCCATCATTACTGGCGGGACGCTCATGCCCATTATGTATTTCGGCTTCTGATTCCCGAAGTCGTAATCCTGCGGAAATGTGGCAACAGCCATCAAATCATGCTTCGAGAAGTTCTCGCCATCACACATCCTATGGGCTTCGGTACTTGTTGTCATTGTGTACGCCACGTCATCATCATGATTCAGGCGTTCATTCCACATAGACCTTTTCCCGAACTCCCTCATGTAAATCGAATCCAGGGCTACATCTGTTGGCTTTCGTAGGCTTATGAGCTTGGCAATCATGCTGTTGGGATTTATCGGCTCACCGTGCTCACTACGAACTTCACCAAACAAGATAGGCGGCTCTTTGAAGGAGAGTGTCAGCTTTGGGAAGCTCTGGTCTTTCCGCTGCGCAACGAACACTGTCCTCTGCCGCTTTTGCGGCACTCCCATGTACCTGGCATCCAAAAGAAAAAGCTGGGGCTTGTACCCAGCCATATCAAAGGCTTTGAATATCTCATTCACATAGCCTTTGGCATTGCCCTTGATAAGCCCGGACACATTCTCTGCGACCACTACTCTGGGTTGGAGCTTCTGGGCAATCTGGATGAAGTAGATGAACAAGTCATCCAGCCGTTGCTTTGCCTGTCCCTCTCTGAACGTCTTTTCCTTTCCCCATGCTTTTTCCCTTTGTCCTGCAGTGCTGAACACACTACAAGGCGGTGAACCGTCAAGGATGTCCAGGTCGAATAATTCTTTCGGAAGCTCCTCATTCGGAATTTCCAGGAATTTCCGAACATCCATCAGGTATGAATACCGGGGATGGTTGTTCTCCTGATAGACCTTGTTCACCCTGGGGTCAATCTCGACATTGCCAATTACATCGTAACCAGCCAGCTTATAGCCCATCGAAGAACCGCCGCCACATGAGAAACAGGAGAACACAGTCAGACCGTTCTTTGGAATCTTCGCGAGGTCTTTCAGCCACCACTTCCAATGGAACTTATGGATTGAACTTGAATCCACAGCGGGGGCATTCACATTGGAATTGCTCATCGCCGAAGTCCTCCTCGCTGTATTCCGTTGCTCCTTCCCCCTGCTCTAATTCATCTTCATTGGGGGGGGTAATATCCTCGATGGTGCTGTCAAAGCCAAAATCCGACATATCGAAGTCAAGCTCCAACTCTGCCAACTCCTC